TGTTCTACGCGACCAAGCGCGTGGGCGGCGACGTCAGCGACTTCGCCGCGATCAAGCTCCTCAAGTTCTCAGTGTCCTGAGGACAGCATGCCCCTGCCGCCCGCGGGTGATCGACCGCGGGCGGCTTGGTGCGCGCCGGATCCCTGTCGGACGGTTCCGCCTTTTCCTCCGTCGGAACTGTCCGTGCTGGCGTGGCTTTCTGCGGAGGCAGGATCCAGAAAAGAGAAGAACACATGATGCTTATCGAGCAAACGACGGTGCCTGCCGCGGCGCTACCGCTCTCGCACTTCAAGGCGCATTTGCGGCTCGGAACGGGCTTCGTCGATGACGGAACGGAGGATGAGCTTCTGGAGACGTTGTTGCGAACCGCAATTGAAGCGGTGGAAGCCCGTATCTCGAAGAGCCTTCTGATCCGTTCATTCACCTGGGTGATTAACAGATGGCAGCAAAGGGACCGCCAAACACTTCCGATCGCGCCGGTGATGGCGATCTCGGCGGTTCGGATATTGGACCGGGCGGGGACCGTGCACGCGATTTCGACGGGAAGTTACCGTCTTGAGATGGACCTGCATGCCCCAGCACTTGTCGGACAATATGGCCATCTGCCGACGATTCCAGATGGCGGTTCCGCAGAGATTGACTTCGATGCCGGATTTGCAGGTGATTGGTCCGGCATTCCGTCGGATCTGGCGCATGCTGTGGTTTTGCTGGCGGCACAATACTATGAGCACCGGACCGAGGGGGCGCTTGCGGAACGCGAGATGCCCTTCGGTGTCGCCGCTCTTCTCGAACGGTGGCGTCGGTTGCATCTGAGCTTTGGAGACCGTCCGTGAAACGGCTGCCAAGCCTTGACCGGCGACTTGTCTTGGAAGCGCGGGTGCAGCTTTCCGACGGTGCGGGCGGTTTCACCGAGAACTGGAAAGCGCTGGGGGCGCTCTGGGCCGAGGTGAACTTGCGAGCGGGCGGACAAAGGGCCGCTGAGGAGTTCCCCCTGTCCCGCGTGACTTATCGGATCGTCGTCCGGGCGACCCCCGTCGACGCGCCGTCTCGTCCTGTTCCCGGGCAACGCTTTCGCGACGGGGCGCGCTGCTTTCATATCCGTGCCGTTGCCGAGACGGAGCCGAGGGGGCGCTATCTGACCTGCTTTGCGGAAGAGGAGGTTGCGATATGAGCTACGCAGTCGCGGCGGCGCTTCAGGCTGCCATCTATGAAAGGCTTGCGGCGGATGCGACCCTTGCCGAGGTGGTGGGCGGTGCCGTCTATGATGCTGTTCCGCAGGGAAAACTTCCGCAAATCTATGTCAGCCTTGGGCCCGAAGACGTTCGGGATGCGTCGGACAAGACCGGCTCGGGGGCGCTCCACCGGTTCACCATTTCTATCGTTTCGCAGGAAGCTGGATTTGCCAGCGCCAAAACCGCAGCGGCTGCTGTTTCCGATGCGTTGACCAGCGCGGCGCTCTCTCTGTCGCGCGGTCGCCTTGTTGGACTTTGGTTCGATCGCGCCAAGGCGCGCCGGGTGGGCGTCAAGGATGAGCGACGCATCGACCTGCGCTTTTGGGCGCGGGTGGAAGACGACTGATTTCGCAGACGGGAGCAAACGACATGACGGCGCAGAATGGCAAGGACCTCTTGATCAAGCTCGATATGACCGGAGGGGGCGTGTTCGAAACCATCGCGGGGCTACGGGCTACCCGGATCAGCTTCAATGCCGAGCAGGTGGATGTCACCAGCCTCGACAGCCAGGGCGGCTGGCGCGAACTTCTGGCGGGTGCGGGAGTGAGGTCGGCAGCGATCTCTGGATCGGGCATCTTCAAGGATGCCGCGACCGATGCAAGGACACGGCAGGTGTTTTTCGACGGTCAGACCCCGGCATTTCAGGTCATCATCCCGGATTTTGGCGTGGTTGAAGGCCCGTTTCTGATCAGCAGCCTGGAATACGGCGGCAATCATAATGGCGAGGCGACCTATGACGTCTCGCTGGCATCTGCTGGCGTCCTCAGCTTCACGGCGTTTGCATGAGCAATCCATATGCGGGGGAAGTGGCGCTTACCATCAACGGAGAGCGCCGGGTTCTTAAGCTGACCCTGGGCGCCCTCGCCGACCTCGAAATGTCTTTGGAAACAGAGAACCTGATCGATCTGATCGCGCGGTACGAGGACGGGCGATTCAGCTCGCGCGATGTCGTTGCGCTCTTGTTAGCCGGCTTGCGCGGTGGCGGTTGGTCCGGCGCGGCAGGAGATCTTCTGCATGCCGATGTAGAAGGCGGGCCGCTTGCTGCGGCGCAGGCGGCGGCGCAACTTCTTGCACGAGCTTTCACGCTTCCCGAGCCGTGCCGTGACAGGTTTTGACTGGGGTGCCCTGATGCGGGCAGGGATCAGAGGTCTTGGCCTGACGCCAACCGAGTTCTGGGCGCTGACACCAGCCGAGCTGACGCTGATGCTAGGTGCGTCCGACGAAGAGCAGACGATCAACCGGACCCGGCTCGAAGAACTTGCCCATGCGTTTCCCGACAATCCGAAATCCGGAGGATAGGCGATGACCGAGGCTGGGGACATCGAGTCTTTTGAAGAACAGATTGAAGCATTGGAAGCGACCCTCGGAGGGGCGCGGGGTACGGCGGCGATCTTTGAAAAGGAACTCGGCAGGATGCGCGATAGCCTCGCGCTGACCAATCGCGAGGTCGGAACGTTTTCGAGTTCGGTTGGCCGCGGGTTGCGCGGAGCCTTCGAAGGTCTCGTCTTTGATGGGATAAAACTGTCGGATGCATTGAAGATGGTCGCAAATTCCGTAATGAACGCAACCTATTCGGCAACGGTCAAGCCGGTTCAGTCGCAACTGAGCGATCTGGTCACGAGCGGGATCGAGGGTCTGATGACTGCAGCGCTTCCCTTCGCGAAAGGGGGGGCGCTTTCCGGTGGGCGGGTGGTTCCGTTTGCTAGGGGTGGCGTGCTCGATCGACCGGCTTTCTTTCCGATGCAGGGAGCGACCGGGCTGATGGGCGAGGCTGGACCGGAGGCCATTTTGCCCCTCGCGCGTGGTGCGGATGGGCGCCTGGGCGTGCGAAGCGAGGCCGCGGGAAGCCGGCCGGTTCAGGTGACCATGAATATCACGACACCCGATGTCCGGGGCTTCGCCCGGAGCCAGAGCCAGATCGCGGCCGACATGAACCGCATGCTGGCTCGCGGGCAGCGCAATCGCTGAAGGAAATTGCAGAGATGGGGTTTCACGAAATTCGTTTTCCGACCGACCTGAGTTTCGGATGCGTCGGCGGACCGGAACGGCGCACCGAGATCGTCACGCTTGCGAACGGATTTGAGGAGCGAAACACTCCATGGGAGCACGCCCGGCGACGCTATGATGCGGGGCTGGGCATGCGGTCGCTCGATGACCTTGAGCAACTCATCGCGTTCTTCGAGGCGCGTCGAGGGCAGCTCTATGGCTTTCGTTGGAAAGACTGGCTCGACTGCAAGTCCTGTCCGCCTTCGAAAGCGGTTGCCTTTGACGATCAGGTGATCGGCAGCGGCGACGGCACAACGCAGGTGTTTCAGCTCACGAAGACGTACGTGTCCGGTACGCAGTCCTATACGCGACCGATCAGGAAGCCGGTCATAGGGACGGTGAGGATCGGTGTCGATGGCACTGCGCTTATGGCGGAAATTGGCTTCAGCGTCGATACGGTGACGGGTCTCGTCACGCTTAGCGAGGCACCTGTCGAAGGCGCTGTGGTGACCGCAGGCTTTGAGTTCGACGTGCCTGTGCGTTTCGATACCGATCGCATCCAGACATCTGTCGAGAGCTTCCGCACAGGCGATGTGCCGTCCGTTCCGGTCGTGGAGCTGCGGGTTTGATGGCGGTTTCGGAAGCTTTGCAATCGCATCTTGACACTGGCACGACGACACTTGCGCGGGCCTGGGCGATAGAACGGAACGACGGAGCGATACTCGGATTCACCGACCACGACCGGGATCTGGTCTTTAACGGCATTACGTTTCGCGCCGATACCGGAATGAGTGCGCGCGCGCTGTCGCAGACGACCGGTCTTTCCGTCGACAACTCGGCCGCAGTCGGCGCGCTGAGCTTGGACGCGATCACCGCGGCGGACATCGCTGCAGGACGGTATGACCGGGCTTCCCTTCGCATCTGGCTGGTGAACTGGATGGTTTTGTCCGAGAGAGTGCTCCTTTTCGCAGGAAGCTTGGGCGAGATCTCGAACAGGGGTGGCATATTCGAAGCGGAGCTTCGGGGGCTGGCCGAGGCTCTCAATCAGCCGCTGGGGCGCGTCTATCAGCGCCGCTGTTCTGCTGTTCTGGGGGACGATGCGTGCGGTTTCGAGGTGACAAACTCCGGTTTCTCGGTAGTGATCGCTGTTGAGACCGTCGAAGCTCGCAGGAGCTTCGGTTTCACCGGCTTAGAGGCTTTCCATGCGCGCTGGTTCGAGTGTGGGCGTCTGGAAGTTCTTGACGGTTCGGGGGCTGGTCTTTTCGGCTCGATCAAGGCGGATAGGCAAGGAAGCGACAGGCGGATCATCGAACTCTGGTCGGAGATTCGAGGTCAGGTTGCCGTGGGCAATCGCGTTCGATTGATCGCCGGATGCGACAAGCGCGCGGAAACATGCCGGTCGAAGTTTGGTAACTTTCTGAATTTTCGCGGCTTTCCGCATATCCCTGGGGAAGACTGGCTGGCGAGTTATCCCGCGCGCGCCGGCGTAAATGACGGTGGGAAGTTGAAATCATGAGGCCGGCAGGCGAGTTGGCCGTTGCGGAGGCCCGTCTTTGGATCGGGACGCCTTATCGGCATCAAGCGTCCAAACGCGGCGCCGGTGCGGACTGTCTCGGGCTTCTGCGGGGGGTTTGGCACGCGCTTTATGGAAGGGAAGCGGAACAGATCCCGCCTTACACACCGGATTGGTCCGAGCCTCAGGGCGAGGAAACGCTCTGGCGGGCGGCGGGGCGGCATC